AAAGAAATAAGTGAAAAATTAGTAGAGATTAAAGGAATAATCAATGTAGCATATTTTCTCTTTGGAGAATCTTCGGCATGTGATTTGATTGAACATTGGGAAGAGGAATGCGCAGCGCATCTTGCATATTCAAATGATAAAAAAGATATGTATGAGGGGAAATGGTAAAAAATTATGATGGTCAGAAGTCAAAATAAAGAATTAATAACTTTTTTGGAAAATATTCAGGTAATTAAAATACGCAAAGACACAGACGAATCTGTAAGGATTGTATTTGAATACGTTGAAGGATCTAAAACAATGGGACAGTATCACTCATATCAAGTAGCACTTAAAGTATTGGATATGATTCAGGAAGCTTATAGTGAATATCAAATCATGTTGAATTTCAGTGTAAGTTATCTTCACGAATTTAAAGAAAAAACAAATGGATTTGCTATCTTTCAGATGCCAGAAGATTCGGAGGTGGAAGCATGAGCCATATCAAAGACAGATTAATCCAGTTAAAATAAGATTTTGGTTTCAGCGAGAAAGGATATAGAACAGATGAGCAGACTAATTGATGCAGATAAACTAATCGAAGAAATGTCAAAATGGTACTGGGATAAAGAAAAACAGAAAGCTTCAGAAGAAGATGTAAGTCCAATGGACTTATTTACACATCTTGCAATTACAACTGTTCAAGAACAGCCGACAGCTTTTGATGTAGATGAAGTTGTTCAACAGTTGGAAATGTTAATCGAAGATAAAGTATCAGAATCGGGTGATGATTGGTATACAGCCGAATGCCTGAATGAAGCAGTTGAAATTGTGAAAGGCGGTGGAGTAGATGGCAATTAAGCCTATTTTATTCAATACCGAGATGGTGCAGGCAATCCTGGACGGAAGAAAGACTTGCACACGGCGGGTGGTAAAAACCAGACGAAAAGACGCTTGTGGGTTCTACGTTACGAAAAGACCGGACGGCTCATTTACCGGGGTATACGAATATGACGAAGATGAGAGAATGTTCGAAAATCAGTTGATTCCGCTGTACAAGCCGGGAGATATCCTGTATGTTCGGGAAACATGGGAGCGTTTTGAATGTTGGAACTGTGATGGAGACGAAAGAGGAAATTGCCAAAAAGAACCAAAGAAAAGCGTTTTGGATAAAACTTTTGGTTGCTACATGTATCGGGTAACAGATGAAATAAGTGGAGACGCGAAGTGGAAACCATCCATCCACATGCCGAAAGAAGCGGCGAGAATCTGGCTGAAGGTTACGAATGTGAGAGTGGAGCGGTTGCAGGATATCACAGAGGATGGTGCAGAAGCAGAAGGAGCGATAGATAACAGAGGGTTTATTCACAGCCCGGAGAATGAATATGATCGCATATATACAGCTAGAGAGCATTTTATTGGAATCTGGAACAGAACCATCAAGAAATCTGATCTTGACATCTACGATTGGGATGCAAACCCGTGGGTCTGGGTGATCGAGTTTGAACGGTGTGAAAAACCGAAGGAGGTGTGATATGAGAGAAATATTACGGGAGGAATCAGATGAATAAATCGGTATTGGTAATAGATACACCGGAATCATGTTGGATGTGTCCTATTGCCACAGATCATAGTGTATCAGAAGTGTCAGTATATTGTCCTGTAATTGGAAAGTATATAACTGGAAAAGATTGCGAATCAGTTTCAGAACATTGTCCATTAAGACCTCTACCAGAACACAAAGAGATAAAAGAAACATTCCGTTGGGGAGATCGTCTGCCAAGTTTTAAATGTGGATGGAATTGGTGTCTAAAAGCAATTATAGGAGAAAAATAAATGTCAAGTGACAATTGAACTTTGTATATAGAGAAAGGAAGAACAAAGATGGAAACAGAACAGACAGAACACAAAAGAGAATTTAAACCCGGAGATATTGTTAAGCACTTTAAAAGAGAGTTTCTGAAAGGCGAAATGTTTAGAACATCTAGCAAGTATCTCTACAAAATAATTGGTATTGCAGAACATACAGAAACCAAAGAAAAAGTGGTTGTATACCAGGCACTATATAAAAGTGAAAAAGACAATGTGAACTTTGGATTATATGTAAGACCATATGACATGTTTATGAGTGAAGTGGATCATTATAAATATCCCTGTATTAAACAGAAATATAGATTTGAATTATATGATACGAAGGGAAATGATAGACATGGAAGAACTTGAGACTTTATACAAGCCGATTCCAGCATATAGCACGAATGAATATAAAGTAGCTGGGAGAAATCTTCACATTGATAAAACTGAAGCATTTGAGAAAATATCCAGAAGAGTAAAAGCTATGAATCATATGGAAATGTTCAATTTTGTCTCTGGATTGGTGGATGTAGCAATCTCTTCTAGTGAAGAAACCAAAGGAATATTTGATGGTTGTATTTGTATGCCAGAGAATCTTCCGCTTAGAGATATTATTTTTACCGCACAAGATACAGAAAATCTTTTATCAGAATTTGATAAAAAGAAAGAAAACGAGTGTATGAATATTTCAAAACTCAAAAAGCAGATAAAACATTGTAAAAATCCAATCGAAAGAAGCTCCCTGGAAAGGCAGTTAAACAAAGCATATAAGAAGAGAAAACAGAAAAAAGGATAAGTATTTCCAGATGCCGGAAGATAGTGAGGTAAAAGCATGACAAATAGAGAAAAGTTCGCAAAAGAAATTTTGGATATTGTATGCAGAGGTGGAGCATTTGCAGTTACAAAGTCAAGTGAAATTACCTCTTGCAGTAAGATTAGCTGTGAGAAGTGTATATTTAGTTCTAAAAATTCTGAAAAAACTTGTAGGATGAAGCGATATGAATGGTCACAATATGAATATGTAGAAAAACCTGTAATCACATCAAAAGAAAAGAAATTCCTTGATCTACTTTTGTCTAATTATAAATATATTGCAAGAGACAAAAATGGTTTCTTATTAGCCTATACAGAAAAGCCAATTAAAATATTAGAAACTTGGGGAATAGCAAACTGTGTATTAATAAATATGTTTGATATTAAATTTGACTTTATCAAACGGGAAGATGAAGAACCTTGGCGTATTGAAGATTTAAAGAAATTAGAGGTAAAAAAAGATGATTAATTTAAAAAACACATGTGTTCTGGTTAGAACAAAAGAAGAAAACGATAAACTACTTAAGGAAGCTGAAAAGCAGGGATTTCACTGGTATAAAAAAGATGATTGTAAACCATTTGAACAATACACATTTCCAGATATTTTAAAATTCTCAGATAATATTGCTTTTAGAAGAAGTAGAATTTCTTTGGGTTATACTTTCTATGAAGCATCAGAACTCCTCGGCACAAAAGAAATGACAGCGAGAGAGTTTGCTGAGTGGATTGCCAATATATATTCTTCATGCGGTAATCGTAAATGTTCAGAATGTGTATTGAGCAAAAATAACACTAAGTGTGACTCAAGTTTGTGTGGAATAGAAAACTGGAAAGACAATATTGACGAAATTCTTGAAATTGTGGCATCGGGTAGAACTACAGTTCCATCACAAGAAGAGAAAGCAATTAAAAATATTGAGAAACTAATCCAAATTCCAGATCACGAAATCAAAATAACGGATGAAATTAAGGAATCATTGAAACTGGCGGTGGAGAAGTTAAAAGAGGTGAAATGATGGAAAAGATTATAATTGACGATATGATAAAGGCACTTAAATGTGTTGCCAGCCAGGATGCTGTAGGTGATTGCTATTCAGACCACGAAAACTTCATACATATGGATGATGATGAGCATAAACGAATTGTCTGTGGAACTGGCGAAACTTTAAGAGATTTCATCAGTGGGAAGGAAACGGTTGGTTGCCCGTATCATCAGCAGAAATATGGTTGCTGTTTTGAAGATGGGGATTTGTTTTGGCTGAAAGATGTCACAGGACTGTTGGAAGAACTGAAATCCTACGAAGATTCAGAAGAACAGGGATCGCTTGTGAGATTACCTGTTAAAATTGGCGATGATATTTATAAGATTCCAAGCAAAGTTAATTATAATTTGAATGTACTGAATGGATATAAAACAAATAACAGAGTATATCATCAAAAAGTTTACAAAATTGTAATTTCTCAAAACGGATGGTTTATACAATGCGATAAAGATAGTATATACGCCCCAGAT